GGAGAGCTCCCCTGCCGCGACGGCAAAGCCCGGCCAATTGAATCCGGCCTTCAGCCGCTGGCTCATGGGGTATCCGCCCGCGTGGGACGCCTGCGCGGGTACGGCAATGCCATCGTCCCGCAAGTCGCCGCCGAAGTGATCCGGGCCTACCTGGGGACCATATGACCACCAAACGCACGCCCAACCCGGCCGCCGTCGCCCTAGGCCGGCTGGGCGGCCTGGCCGGCAAGGGCAAGACCAGCGCGGCTAAGGCCGCCGCCGCCCGTGCCAACGGCAAACTGGGAGGTCGGCCGCCCCGCGGGACAGCCGCGGGACAAGCGCGGGACATCGCGGGACAAGGACGCCCTATTCTGGTGCAATCGTGAAAATCCTTAGGTATTTCACGCGTTACACCGCGGGACATGCCCCTCAGACCCCTCGCGGGACATCCGCGGGACATGGTGGAGGGCCATACCAGCAAGTCGTGTGCGGGCAACACGTTACCGAGCGGGACAGATGTCCCGGGACATGCGGGACATACGACGGGACAACCCCCCCTCTCTACGTAGTAGAGGGGGGGTCCCGTTGTGAACAAAAAACAGGAGACCACGTCATGGAGTTTGTCCATCTCTTCCACGTCGAGGTGCCGGTGCCAGCCCTTCAACTGCTCTGGTCCCTTGAGGACCGCGGCTGCACCTTCCGCGTCGATCCCACCGAGCACGCCTTCTGGGTCGATCCCATCAGCCTCGTCACCGACGACGACCGCGTACTCATTCGCCGCTATAAGAACCACTTGGTTCATCTGCTGCGCCACTGTGACCTGACCCCCTCCCCATCGTTGCCGCCCCCCCATCAACTGTGATACAAGGGCGCGAGCCAATGAAAACATTGAAAACTCCCGCCAACCCGGTCCCGAAGAAGGTGGACGGCCGTGGAGGGGCCCGTAAAGGGGCTGGGCGGCCCCTAGGATGCACGATCGCCAACGGGGCGAAGATGCCTGCCGCCTCGTCAGAGAAGATGGCCCTGCTGGCCTTGTGGAAGGCCGAGGTCGGTCGGCAGTTTCCGGCGCTCGTGGCCGCTCAGCTAGCCAGTGCACAGGGTGTCACCCACATGCAGGCCCGCGACGACCAGGGCCGGTGGCAGACCGTCACAGACCCCAAGGTCATGCTGGAGCGTCTCAACGCCGGCGAGCAGTGTTACCGGCTGACGGCCGTGGCGCCGAACAGCGCGATGATGACCAGCGTGATGGACCGGATGTTCGGTTCGCCGAAGGCGTCGATGGAACTCGAAGTGACCCACACCCCGTCGGACCTCTCCGACGAGGACTTGGAAGAGGGGCTCGCGCTGCTGCTCGAGAAGCTGCGGGGGCCGAAATAATGCACCAGAATGGTGCAATTAGAGCTTTTGCTCAATGTTTGAGCGTATCGCAGGTTAACATAATAAGCATTATCAGACCGCAAGCGAAATCCTTAGCAATTCTGGGGCACCCGTGGGCGTTCTAACCCTCGACGAGCGCCTGCAACTGGAGGCCTTGTCGGCGGAGGCCGCTCGGCGGACGAGTTCCCGGTTCGCGACCTTCTTCGCGGACAGTGGGCCGCTGGCCCGCAGCGGCTACCTGAAGCACCTCGACTTCTTCGCGGCCGGCGGCACCAAAGAGCGGCTGTTTATGGCCGCCAACCGGGTCGGGAAATCGGAGGCCGGGGCGTATGAGCTGACCTGTCACCTCACCGGGCTCTACCCGCACTGGTGGACCGGTCGGCGGTTCACCGAGCCGGTCGAGTGCTGGGCGGTCGGGACCAACAGCCAGACCACCCGCGACATCGTCCAGGCCAAGCTGCTCGGCAGCGTCCAGGCGCCCGGCACGGGCATGATTCCGGCGCACCTGATTGCCCATACCATCACCGCCCGCGGCCTGGCCGGAGCCCTGGAGGGCGCCCGCGTGCGGCACGTCACCGGCGGGATGAGCCTGCTGGGGCTGAAGAGCTACGAGCAGGGCCGGCAGAGCTTCGAAGGCACGTCGAAGCACGTCATTTGGTGCGACGAAGAGCCGCCGGCCGACTGCTACACCGAGATGCTGTATCGGACGGTCACGACCAAGGGGATCGTGATGGTGACGTTCACCCCGTTGCAGGGTATGAGCGAGGTCGTGAAGGGCTTTCTCGAGCCCGAGACGCCCGAGAGCGCCGAGTTCAAGACGTTTATTCAGGCGGGCTGGAAGGACGTGCCCCACCTGGACCCGGTCGAGCGCCGGGCCTTGATGGCGACCACGCCGCCCTACCAGATCGCGGCGAGAACCGAGGGCGAACCGTCGCTGGGCTCCGGCGCGATCTACCCGATTGCCGAGCGGGAGATTCTGACGCCCACGGCGGAGATTCCTGCGACGTGGCCGAGGGTCTACGCGCTCGATGTCGGCTGGAATCGCACAGCGGTCATCTGGGGCGCCAAGGATCCGGGCACCGGCCGCATCGTCCTGTACGACGAGCACTATCGCGGCCAAGGCGAACCCGCCAGCCACGCGGAGGCGATCAAAGCCCGTGGGGCGTGGATGCACGGGGTGATTGACCCGGCCAGTGCCGGCGCCAATCAGGTGGATGGGCGGGCGCTGATCGACATCTACGGCCGGCTGGGGCTGCACCTCGAGCCCGCGGTGAATGCGGTGGAATCGGGGCTGACCGAGACGTGGAACCTGCTGGTGTCGGGTCGGCTGGTGGTGCAGGAGCACCTCACGAACTGGCGCAGCGAGTTCCGGAAGTACCACCGGGACGAGCAGGGCAAGATTGTGAAGGTGGCGGACCACCTGATGGACGCCACGCGATATCTCGTGATGAGCGGGCGGGGTGTGATGCATCCGGCGCCGCGGCCGGTGTCCGCGAGTCTACCGGCCCGGCACGCAACCGCGACGGATTGGATGAGTGCATAACCTATGACGCCAGACCTACAGCAGGCGCTCGACCGGTTCAAGCTGGGTAGCGATGCGGACGTGGACCAACGGAACCGCGAAACGGACGCGCTCCGGTTTCAGGTGCCGGAGCTATCGTGGCCGACCGAGGTGAAGGACCAGCGGAAGCCGCAGGTTATTGGCGGCGTTGCGATTCCCCAGCGCCCGATGCTGAGTATTCCGAGCCTGGACCAGCCGATTCAATTGGTGCTCAACGCGGAGAAAGCCGCGCATCTCGGTGTCGCGATTCATCCGTTGTCGGATGATGCCGAGGAGAAGACGGCCGAGATCCTCCAGGGGCTGTACCGGCGCATCGAGGTGGAGAGTCGGGCGTCGTTGGCCCGGAGTTGGGCGTTTGAGCGAGCGGTGAAGGCCGGCCGCGGGTACTACCGGGTGATGACGGAGCCGGACCCGGACAGCGACGACAAGTTTGACCAGCGGATCATGATCAAGCGGATTCTGCAACAGGGGAGCGTGGTGCTGGACCCGTTCGCGCAGGAGCCGGACGGGTCGGACGGGCAGTGGGCGTTCCTCGTGAACGATATGCCGTGGGACACCTATAAGCGGCGGTATCCCAAGAGTGCGATGGCGAACTTCTCTGAGGATGAGTTGTCGGCCATTGGCACGGCGACACAGCACTGGATTTCGGGGACGGAGGGGGCGGGGCGGGCGGTGCGTGTCGCGGAGTATTACCGGCTGGAGTATACGACGAGCGAGAAGGTGCTGCTGGACGACGGGTCGGATGCGGCGGAAGGCGAGATTCCCAAGGGGCGCACGGCGCGGACGGGGACCGATGCGCGGACGCGCACGGAAACGACACCGGTGTTGTATTGGAGCACCATCAACGCGATTGAGGAGCTCGAGCCCAAGCAGGCGATGGACGGGCGCTACATCCCGATTATTCCGGTGGTGGGGCGGGAGCTGATTCCGTTTGAAGCCGAGCGGCGGTGGGTCGGCATGATTGAGCCGAACAAGGACGCGGTGCGGCTCCTGAATTACAGCGCCAGTAGTGCGGTCGAGATGGCGAGTCTGGAAACCAAAGCGCCGTACACGATGGTGGAGGGGCAGGAAGAGGGCCACGAGCAGGAGTGGCAGCTCGCCAACGTGCGGAACTTCCCGTATTTGCGCTACCGCAACGTGTCCCTGAACGGGACGCCCGCACCCCCGCCGCAGCGAACCCAGGTGGACACGTCACGGCTCGGGCCGAGCATGTTGCTGTTGCAGCAGGCGCGGGAGTTTATCCACCAGGGGACGGGGGCGTTTGAATCGGCGCTGGGGGAGCAGACCTCGAACGCGAAGAGCGGTAAGGCCATTCTCGCGCTCCAGAATCAGCACGAAACGGGCTCGAGCCATTTTCTCGACAACCTAGCCGAGATTAGCCTGACATACGAAGCGAAGGTGGTCCTGGATTTAATTCCGCACATTTACGACCGGCCGGGGCGGATTGCGCGGATTCTGGACAAGGAAGACGAGCCCCAGACGGTGATGCTCAATCAGCCGTTCACGATGAACCCGCAAACGAAGCGCCCGCAGGCGGCGCCGGCGGGGCCGCCGATGCCGGCGGGGCCGCCGATGCCGGCGGGGCCGCATCAGATGCCCGGGGGGACGATGATGGGCGCGCCGCCGATGCCGATGGGACCGGGAGGACCGCCTCAGATGGGGTCTGGAGGCCCACCCCCGATGGGCCCGCCTCGTCCGCCGGGACCGCCCGCGAAGCCTGTGGAGCACTACGACCTGCGGAAGGGGCGCTACGGCGTCACCGTCAGTATCGGGAAGAGCTACAAGAGCCGGCGCGAGCAGGGCGCGGATGAGATGGGCAATCTGTTCCAGGCCAATCCCAGTCTGTTCCCGATTCTTGGTGACATC